TCTGTAGAAAATCTGACATTTGTTGGATAAGAACCGGTAAGAGCATCACGTTGTTGCAACTGAATGCGAGCAGGCAACATTCTAATTCTGGAACCTTTTTCTTGTCTACTCATGATCCCCTACTCCATCCAACATATGCAACGCTATCTGTACCATAACGAGCTTGATTTGGACCATATATAGTATAACCTGCTGTTGCTGATTTTTGAGTATATGTTTGTCTTATGTCTTCGTCTAAATTGATGTCTAGCTTTTTTAGAACGCTTATAAAAAGAGCATTTTGCGATGTGTCAGCCAATGCCAATTGATCTACCACTTTTTCATCATCAAGGTCATTAAAAGGTTCAATTATGGTTCTAATAAAGTCAACATAACCTTCAACAACAATCATGTCTTCAATTGAACCAGCACCAAAATATCTTTGACCTAAATCTAAAAATGGATCAGAAATAAGCTGAGAAGCATATGGAATTAATTGCAAGATCCTGCTATTGCCTTGTGGCAAGTTTAAATCCGGATTTCCATCTTCCAGGTTTCCTTTTGGTCGATGTATTGGATATGCGCCCTCGGCTACTGATTGAATTAGTCTAAAAGGTTTTGTAAGAGGCTCAATAACCGCTTCTTCTGCTTGTTGTGGACCATTGTTAAAGTATATTGGATAAGGGTAGCTGTCAAATCCATTTTTTTGTGATGTTATATATAGAACCGGATCGAATTCAATAACGTTATCATAATAAGATATATCATTTTGATATTCTGACCAAGAACGAAATTGTCCAAAAGTGGTAATTCTTGTTGCGTGTTTAAAATTACCAGACCACATTTTTGGCTGATTGCTTTTAAACAAATGTTTATTTGTTCTTATTTCAGAACCTTGTCTAAGTCCATCAGTTGCAGACGTATCCATACCTCCGGAGCCGGTAGTGGTATATATCGATATGGCATCGGCTTGAGAATTGACCGGATCAACATCGTTATATGGAAAATATTCAAGTTGAACTTTGTCCATCAGATATTCAGAACGTGAAACCGGTTCTAATTCTTTGTTTTTTTGAAAAACTATAACGTTTATGTCTGGCATATGTCCTTATTATATATAGAATAGAAGTATAAAACTAGTATCTAACAAAATCGCCAGCAATTAACGTTAGAAGAATGGTGTCTCTTAAGCCATTCCTGTTGCTGTCACCCAAATATATATCTTCAAAAAGATATTGAAATTTTGAACGTTCAAGCATGTGGCTTTCGATAACGAAATTTGTTCCTAAAAACTTAGTTTTCTTAGGAATTAATTGAGATGTAAAGTTGCCGATGTTCGTATCTACCCATTTGAAAAATTCAACATATTGTTTATAGCTAACCTTGTCAGTTAGACGATTGAAATATATATTTCTTAAGTTATCCAGTCCTGGATAATCAGGCGAGAAAACTAACTCTGGATTGCCTAATACGTTATCTAGTTCATCTAGTGTTGAGAAGATGGTAACGATATCTTGGTTAAGAGCATCAACAACGCTAAAATCGATTGTGAATTTCGTATTATCTGTTGGAGTTTCGGACTTCGGTATTTCATATACCGGTGCTACCTGTGCCCATGGTGTCTGTTGTACGTCTTCAAAATTTTCAAAAGAACGTATACGAACTTTATTCGTAGTGCTAGCTTCATCAAAATATGGAGATATATAACTAAAATAAAATCTTTCTGGATATATTATGTTACTAGAAGTCGGAAACATCGTACCGGAAAGAGAAAAATTGTTTTGCGAATAATCAAAGATAGCTAGTTTACCGGAACTATCTGACTGTGTAACCGCTTGCTCACTTGATGCATCGATACGAATTCTTTGGAATGAACCACTTTTATTTGTAACGAAATTATAATTTGTTAGTGGAGTTTGTACTCCAAGAGATTTGAAATTCCTAACGTGCTCTTGCCATTCAGCATCCTCAAGATATTTTGACCAAAATCTTATTTGAGTAGCATAACCATTGAAATACGTATTGCGAGCTTCTGAAGATATTAGTGGGTCATTTAAGAAACGATTTATACCAGTAGATACAGAACCCGAACCTATTACGAAGAAAGAACCGCTAGCGTTGACCGATCCTGTTACATGGTTCCAAACGTTATCGTTTCCTCCAGCGTAATCATCGAAATATGACTGAGTTGTAAAGCTTTGATATATCTCGCCTCCGATATTCTTAGCAACTCTTAGGAAATAAGAACTAGATACAAAGCTATTAATATTGTCATCATTTCTTTGGCGACCAAAAGAGACATACCACTTATCCCCATCGAATATATTAACGCCGGTTATGTGCATTTGCATATAAGGAGACGTTGTTGCGCCGTTAGACCTTACATACAAAGTCATGCTACCGGTAGTTTCATATGTGTCAGTACGTACTGTTGGTCTAGCAATTAGATTTGTTATTAATGAACCGCTGGTAGATATCACACTGCCAGTAGTATACATCCTTACTAAACTTTGATTTGATGCAACATTAAAAGGATATTGATATATTGCTTCATAGCTCCAAGATCCGGAGGTTAGCAATCCATCATCTGAAGTACCATTAACATATGGATATCCAGGTTCAATTCTAGATGCAGATAGATATGGACTTGTTATAAGACCTCCTTTTAGAAAACTTATCTTTGTAGATATTTTATTTCGGATAGCTCTTGCAAAGTCTAGATTTTGCTTTGTTGGTCCACCGTATTCTCTTATCCTGAAATTGTTATCTGGATCAATTCCTAGTGTCCGTATGTAAGTTTTAATTGAATGTAAAGTGCCTTTTGAGGTTATTATTTCTCTTATGTTTATTAGGATTTTACGCCAAATTTGGTTTTGAATGTATTGTAATGAATATTGATTTGTGCTAGGACTAGAACCTATATTTTGAGAGTTGATAAATTGTTCTATTGTCGCAGAAGAGAATATAGGAGGCAACTCAAAGCCTTGATTTCTGGCAAAATCTTGCAAAAACTGATCTGGTATGGTGTCAACATTGTTATAATCAACTGCTATCAAATCACTGAAAGATTGAGTATATAGCTTAAGTTCATCGAAGAATTTAGCCCATGTATAAAGCAAAAGTAATAGTACTTGAGTAGCACCTAGAGTTGTTGAACGAGGATCGTTGCCCGCAGTTAAACTATCTATTATTGGACCTTGTTCCGTTTGCAACGCATCTTCAACTTGTCCTTCTAAGAAATAATGACTTGGTACCAGCTTGGTAATTAAATTTGGATTGATATTGTCATATATACTTGCGCTAGCATAAAACGAAGTTCTATAGCTAGTAACTTCTGGATGGTTCGCAAATATGATTGGAGCAAGAGCTAACTCTTCATATATGACCGGAGTACTTCCAAAAGTCAACGACGAAGTGTTAACGTTTCTTACTTTTAACGTGTTATAACTATAATAGCTTAGATTTCCATGAAGACCATTAGAAGATGCATCGATAACAATTGGTGACGTACTGCCTGATGGTTCATTGAATTTATAATATAATCTTAAAGGAGGTGAAGCAAATATATTCTTTTGATAATAGTTGTTAATCTGCTGTTGATCTCGTACTGAATGCCAAATACGAAGTTCATCTAGTGCTCCGGAAAGAGTATTGGTTGGTTTAAACCCTGCTAATTGACTACCGGAACCGATATACATATTATCGTATACGTTTAAAGTGTCAAACTCAACTGGATTTGATCCTGTGGCATAAAATGAACCATTTAAATAAACGGTCAATCCATTGCTACCTGGCGTTCTATTCCAAACCCATGCAACGTGGTTCCATTTGTCTTTTGGGAAGATAACGTTCAACGTATCATATGTTGATCCGGAAGCAATAAACAAGCTGCTTGTAGCATACGTAGTAGACGTTGAAGAGGTTATTGCACATAGAAAACCATTCGAGCCGTCATGTTTAGAAAACACAGATTGATTATCATTACTTTGAGGAGGTAAGTTAATCCAATATTCAAACGTCATTGGATTATCTTTTGGATTGATTATGCTTTCAGCATCGGTTCTTACTGAAACATCGGTATAAGCCGCACCAGCTTTATCAACTACGGTAACATACGTACCATTAGCATTCTCAAAACCTGAATTTGTTCCGGATAAAAACAAATATCCTTTATGTTTTGGATAATTGTCATATACATATTTTTCAAAACCGGTCAATCGGTCGATATATATTTCAGTTTCTTTTTGGGTTCCATCAAATGGAAACATATTCTGAATTTTATCAAAAGCGACGTTAACTTTTACTTGGGCAGAATTGAAAAATGTGTGATTTTCAAAAGAACTCCAATCAACGTTAAGTTGTTGTGTCGAACGTAGACCATTTCCGTTCATGTTATAACGAAAAGACCCAGTATTCTCAATTGCCGTATTCACAAAAGTAATTGGAGATACCAAATTTAATGTTAAGCTTTGATCTGGTGGTTCTTTTAGAGAACGTATTACAGATGGCTTAAATAACGTCGGCGCATTTCTTTGCAAATTTTTTGTATTATTTATAGCCATCAGGGCATTACCTTAAATCTAAATCCATCATTACTGATTAAATGATCCTTACCGCCATAAGTAATCATCAATTCAATTTCATAAACTTCTCCTTGTGCGAAGTCTTGCATCCAAATATCAAAATACATTCCCTCGGCATCATATGAACAAAGAGTAGCTTCATTATCAAATGGAATAATAACCTTACGTGAATAAGCATTAATTAATCTCCATTTTAGATTATCTAAGATAACGCTCTTTGGCTGAAGAGCTAATCTACTTGCAGATTGTTCCGTGTTGTAGTCTAACACGAAGACACGTAATCTTGCCTGCTCAGAGGCTTTATATTGCTGTTTGAGATTGGTTATGTTGACTACCCAGTTCTCCTCTTCAACATTCCTTGGTGAGCCTTGTGGGAGCTTGTAGAGGGTCTTACCGGATGCATACGTAAGAGTACTATCTAAACTGGTCCATGCATATCTAAACTCTTGACTTGTAGAACCGGTTAGGAAATTTTTTAGAGCCGTATTCTCTATCGTATTGAAGTTAACATCGGCTGAATATATACCGGTCTGTGGAACACTACCAATTAGATACTGACTACCAAGGAAACTCTGAGTTATAGCATAAAGACTGCGAGTTAAATGATTGATACTGGCACTATGCGATATTGAGAAGCTGGAAGTTGTATATGTAATATACTTTGCGCCATATAGATTTAGTAATAGACTATTGGCTCCGGTAATCTCTGTGCTACCAGAGAAGAAATTTTGATAACCACCATTAATACGATTATAAGCAAACAAGCTTTGAGATACGTTAAAAAGGGTGTTACCCAAATCATCTCCTATTTGATCATTATATTTGATAATAAGTTGTGGATGAAGGTCAGGATTTTTGGCTTGTTTAGAGCCAAATCTTTTTACGAAACGTGTTATGTTATCATTTTCTTGTGCATCGATGAATGACAATCTCCAGCCATAGTTTGGGATTTGACCTGCTATAGCCGCACTAACAAGAGTAGTAACGTTTATATATAGATTTTCATCACCACGAGCAAACTGTTGAGTTACTGTTAAATCTTGTAATCCAGCGCCGAGATTGCCAGAAACTATTATATCAATATTTGGATTGCCAAGGGAACCGCTTTGTGCTGCTCCGGATAGAAACCAAACGTTTGGAGTGCCGGTAACGACGGAAGCAGTAAGGAAGTTCGCTGTATCCAAATCACGGAATGCCACGACATCAAAGCCCCTACCTTCATCCCAACTTTTAGAGAGCGCCATAAGCCTTATAGAGAAGTTTGAAGGGGTAGTTTGACCACCATATGCATCCTTCAAAGTAAGAAAGGCTTTAAAGCTCGTGTCGTTAATGTTTAGGAATGATGCAGTTATTTGTTGTAAAGGTTCATAATCAAATTGAAGAAGAAAACGACTTAATTCGATTACGCCACTTACTCGAGTTGAACCGCTATATACAGTTGTTTCATCATAAAGTTTAAACAGATCCAACGTTCCAGCTTGTCCTACGTTAGATGTTGTACAACGTTCACGAGCGATATATTTGTTAGTTATATAGGTATCTTTACTGGCTGATAATATTCTATACATAAATTACACCACAGTTCCGATAATGTCATATTCTTTGTATCTTATTTCAAATATTGAACCGGGTGATCCAAATATAATCCCACGATATGTATTCGCACTCAAATCATATGTTTGATCAGAATAGCCACGTCCATCGACCTCACCACTAATATTGTTTATATTCAAAGAAACTAAGGAGATTACTCCTCGACTATTATAAATTATATTTTGTACGTCAGAAATGATCAAAGGTTGATCGATATCAAAATTCTTAATATCAAAGTATTGCTTGATATTAATCAAACAGTTTCTTAAGACCAGTTCTCTATTTTCTGATGGATCAACGACTACGCTAAACGTTAACTTAAGATTAATAACTCTAGCATCTAGTATATCAATGGCGTCTGATATCATTCTATACTGATTGAGATATGTCACCATATTTTTCTTGAGACTATCGGGACTTACTATTAATTGATTTGATGTATTTCTAGAAATGACATATAGCTGAGAAGCCAAAGGATTATTTGGATTTGTTCTAATTCCAGCACGATATACACGTCCAAAATTTGCTGGCAAAGAATAAACTCGTGCCAACAAATCTTCTTTGGTCACTATGCGGTTTTGCATTGATCTAAAGGTTGATATTTTTGATTTAAGAACGTTAATATCTGGAGCACTTTCGCCTCCGGATGCTCTTTGATTATTTGATATATCAATTGAGTTTCGAACGTAGGCGGCTGTATTGGCACTTGGGAAATTTGGAAAGAAAATGTTCAAACTTACTACCGTGTTAATAGTATTTGCTTCTACGTTATTGTTTAATCCGCCACCATGTCGATATTGAATTTCCAAACTAGTATTCTCAGCCATTACTCCAAAGGTTGTTGTTTGTAAAAGATTGTTTGGGTTAATCTCAAATCTTGAGAAGGTTTGTTTGCCATATAATGGTAATGCAAAATCACTAGGATCTGGAATAACGTCATCGTTAATTGTACTAGCAGACCCACCGCCGAATGTTAACGTTGTTATTCTAGTTTGCAGCGACATCTCTTTTAAAAAGCGATATGGAGCTGGAATTGGTACCATGTTTTCGGATACCAAATGAAAATCATAATTTAAGTTAGTAACTCTTTTATAAACAGTATCTTGAGTTAAATTCTCGACTTCATAATACGTATTTCCTAAGCTATCCTTCACGCTGATAACCTCAGTTACATCCGGATTACTTAAGTTAACTTTCTTATAAGGAACAAATGAACCAACTGATACTGTTTCTTTAGCCGTTTTTCCAGAAATGCATAAACCGTTTAATGAAAATATGTAATTTTGTGGAATGTTATTTGCGTTTGTAGTACCAACCCTAATGTTAGCCTTGTAGCTGTTATCAGGATTTTTTGCATTAAAATCTAAATCTTCAGTTAAAGTAAACTCAACGCCATTATTTGCTCTGACTATTGTATTCTGCTTAATAGAAGGTATTGCGATGGTATTGATTGTGCCTTGATTGTCGATAGTTGGGATTTTTACATAGAATGTAACGGTAACAGTTGAGGGCGCAGCACCGGTTATTTTAACACCAGCATTCTTTAAGTGTCGTTCTATATTGTTTGGTTCTGCTGCGGTTTCTGGAAACGTTTCTTGAAATTGATGGTCCAAATAAAAACTCTGAACGTCACCAACATAAGCAGCCATATCTAAAAGCAATCCGCCGAGACTAGCTTCAGAAAAATCATTAATTCTATCTGGAAAATATGCTCTGGCATAATCCAATAGATCATTACGTAACGCATCAAAATCTTTATTGAGATACCGGCGTTCACGAAGCTGCTTTAATATTTGTTTTTTGCTATCAGTTGCCATATTATTATCAAGTTATAAATAACGTTACTTCCATTGCGGTTTCCGGAATGTTAATTGTTGGAACGGCATACACAATTAACAATTTATATATACCGGTACTAGTATTTTCATAGCGATCAAATTTAGATTCATATGCCATCAGATTTACGAAACTCATGTATTTCGATACAGCTTTTTTAATTCTTGACATTGCGCTGCTGTCGAAACTATCTTTATTTGGAAATTCAGTTAACAATGGTCTTAAGTTGGCACCAAAATCTGGAAAACCTAATCTCTCTCCATTATTCGTTAATATAAGATTACGTAAGTTATCCGTTATTTGGTCTGCTAAATTAAAATGCATTTTGAATATTGCATCTGAATCACTTTCATCTAGTTCAAGTGGAGTTTTAATGCCTATAGGTATACGAGGTGCTTCAGTAACATTTTGCACTTCGTTACCTAATCCTTGAGTTCCTACGTCTTTGAAAGAAATTCTAGCCATATAGCATTAAATAGATGCTTGTTTGAAATCAAATAAATGGACCAGACGGTATACCCGGTTCATATGCAGAGATAGAACCAGCAGAAACAACAGGTCCAGCAGCCGTAAAAGCGGCCGGTTGGATTAATGCAAATTTAAGCTTACTCATTTCATTTGTTACATATCCGGCGATGCCTTCACCAATTGTTTCTGCAATTTTTCTGTAAGCCAACTCAGGATCCCCCGTCGCAGGTTCCGTTGTCCTTTCATTAAAAGCCCTAAATATTTCATTTTGTAATCCTGTCTTGTTTAATAATGACATAAATATTTGCCCTTCTTTCCAAGTTTGAAACTCAGATTTTTGTTCTTCTTGGCTTGAAACGTTTTCTGGTACGGAAGCAAATGAAGTTATTATGGCACTTGGCACTAATGGTCCCCCACTACTGGGTGGATTATTTGTCGGTGCTGTATATGCTGATGGCAACTGTAAAGCGATTTTTATTTTATAAAGTTCCGTTGCCACATATTGGTCAACTGACATACTAACATCAATTGACAATTGATTATATGAAACAACTGGATCTCCTGATGTAACTTTACTTTGTCGCACTAGTGCTTCAAATATAGCATCTTTAAGACCTTGCTTTGTTGTTGGAATTAATAATGGCATATTATTCACCAAATATTTTAGTTGATTTCACGTTTATATTATATGTATTGCGTATTTTATCATCAGCTTGCTGTATGTCGGTATCTAATACCGTGAAATTAACAACATTTCTTAATACATTGTTACCCAAAGCAAACAGTGATGCTATATTTGAATAAGGAATTGCAACAGCAGATTGAAATGCCGACTCTAATGTTTGTTCAAGATTGCCTATATGATCACGTAAACTATTAATTTCATCTTGTAATGTTTCTATCGTATCTTTATATACAGAATATCTTACGTATGGCTGTTCTTTTCCCGTAGAACGTCCAAGATATATTTCATTTGCTTCTACTTGTATTTTTCCTTCTTTGTTGAAGTATATATAAGCCAAATTTCCATCCGGAGCAGTCGGTGCGGTATTCGAATCCCCAGAAAGTTGATTTTCATTCATATTGCCTTCACGTACCAGCAATATTGTTCCAGCAATATTCTCAGCATCTCCAATATTGGGTTCCCTACGTGCTATAATACGAATATTGTCAGCTTTACTAACAACGTAACTTCTG